GTTGTAACCTGATTATTTCTTGTAACCTGATTATTTCTTGTAACCTGATTATTTTTTGTTTTTTTCCCAAAAGAAAATGCATTTTTAAAATGACTTATCATTATATATTAGATAAATACAATTATTATTTCTTATCTTTTTTCAATTTAATATTTTCTTTTATATTTGTCTCTCTATTCTCCAAAATAAATTTACAAATCTCATCTGCTCTATGCGTATCTTCAAAATATTTATTGAGAACATCAGCCAAATATTTTTTATTAATACCTTTTTTCACTTCAGTAGTAGTATATAGAATTTTTCCATCGGTTATATCAATACATTCTAAATCTTTATTTTTCATAATTGTTTTTAATTCATTAGATAGTACCACTTTATTTTTCTTTAATTCCTTCATTTCTTTTTGTAAAGAAGCAATCTTTGATTCATATTCTAACCATTTTTTAATTTTCTGAATAAGTATTGATTGGTCCATATTTACTATATTGATGAATTATTTAAATTTAAACGTGAAGTTGAATTATATTATTCAATACTTTAGGTGTTACTTTTGTATCAAGTAATGTTTTGGGTTTGTGTACACTACAATAAATATCATATTTTCTTTTATTTTTACAAGGATTTCCATTCAAACACGTTGCTTTACATAATTCAATAATAATTTTACTTTTACTATAATGTTTCCAACAAAAATCTCCTATCTTGAATTTATTAGCAGGAAATTTACAATTACTATTACTACAATCAAATAAATGTAATAAGTTACCCATATTAATATTTTTTAATTTTTCAATATTTTCTAATTCATAATAAGGTATACAGAAATGATAAATATTTCTACAATAAGGACATTTGAAATAATTTTTATGTCTATTTTTTTGCTGTTTTATTTCTTCATATAAATATTCGTATTCATATGAATGATTACATGGAAGGCAAATTTTATTTATTATTGTTTCTTTACTTATTAAACATGTGTCATTAATATTATTCATATTATTTATATCAATTATATCAATTATATTGGTATTTAAATTCATTTATAAAATTATAAATTATGTCTTTATATATTATTATGTCAAAATCCGTATGGGGTCCAGCAACTTGGACTATACTTCATTGTCTTGTTCTTAAAATAAAGGATGATGCTACCAATTTAGATCAATTGAAACAATTAATTTCATCTATATGCGATAATTTACCATGTCCTTATTGTGCGTCTCATGCGAGATCTATCATTCAAAAAAGTAATTTTAATAAAATTCAAGATATATTATCTTTAAGAGTATTTGTCTTTCAATTACACAATAAAGTAAATGAAAAATTAAAAAAACCACAAATGGAATATTCACAACATTTAGAAAGATATAAAAATTCTAATTTAGTAGATGTTATAAATACATTTGTAAAAGTCTACAATAATAATGCTGGTACTACCATGATGCTTTATAGTTTTCACAAAAAACAAACAATAATTCAACTTAAAAATTATTTTAAGGCATATGCTAGCCTATATATTTTGAATTAATTCTCCATTTTTGTATACCTGGCATTTGAAATTTTGTTTTGTTGGTCGACTACAAGCAATTTTATTAGAAACAAGATCATCATAATATAATAATCCTGTTTGACCTGTAGCGCGAATCAATAAAAACCAACTTATTCCAAAAAATAATCCTAAAATAGATCCCATAATAATACCTATTAAGGAAGAACATTTATTTGTATATTTTACAATACTATCTAATACATATAATAGTACAAATACAATAATTAGAGGGAAGTTTATCATTTCCATACTGATCATAGGTAACAAAATATATAATATAGTGTAAAGATACAAAGCACTATTAAAAGAAGGAACACTATATTGACTTATACTGAATATATTACAATAATTATTTGCTGGACTCATAGGTGCTTTGATCGTATTTTGAAATAAAACAACAACTACAAATAATATGATAAGCCCTAATAAATATATAAAACCCTTTATATTTGAATTTATAATAGAAATCATTACCATCAGAAATGCTAATAAAAATGGAGATAACAACGCAATTACAGACAAAACATCATTTAATCCAAAATTCATGCCATTAGATAAAGATGATTGAGGAGTTGGTTGTCCAATAGATGGATTAGGCGCATCTGTTCCTGATCCTGTATTTGCGACTGGTCCTGTATTTGCTGGTGGTCCTGTATTTACTTCTGGTACTGTTTTTCGTTTTGACATATAATATAATAAAATAATATTAAAATATTAATACATATCTTATAAATGGGAATACCTAGTTATTTTTCATATGTATTAAAAAATCATAAAATTATTAAAAAATTAATAGATATAAAGTGTACAAATGTATTTTTAGATGCGAATTCAATTATTTATGATGTAATACATGAAAATGAATCACTTGATCATAAAGAAATTTATGATAAAGTGTATAATAAAATAATGGATATTGTAGATAAATTGAAAGCAACATTTATTTTTGTAGCATTTGATGGAGTTGTGCCTTTAGCAAAGATGAAACAGCAAAAACAGCGTAGATACAAATCATACATCACAAAGAAAATTTTGAAAACAAATAAATGGAATACAAATGCGATTACACCTGGAACAACATTTATGAATGACCTAGATGAATATTTATCTTCTAGATTTAAATCAAAACAAATAAATCAATCAAATAAAACTATTCTATTTAGCGGTTCAAAAGAAAGTGGTGAAGGTGAACAAAAAATTTTTGAATATATTCGTAATAATACTATAATTGGAAATAGTATTATTTATGGATTAGACGCAGATTTGATCATGTTAAGTTTACTTCATCTCAAATATAATGAATTTATTTATTTATATAGAGAGACGAGGCATTTTTCTTATATAAAAGGCATTGATCCACAAATAGATTATTTATTCAATATGAATGAAATGAGAACGCAACTACATGAAGTGTTGAATATGAAACATTCAAATGATTCTGTTGAAAATTATTGTTTTTTATGTTTTTTATGTGGTAATGATTTTCTACCACATTTTCCATCAATTAATATACGAAACAATGGCATACAATATTTATTAGAAGTATACAAAACACTAAATAATAAAGTACCAAATTTCACTCTTATACATGATTCAAAAATAAACTGGACAGGATTTCATTTATTGTGTTCTGAAATTTCAAATAAAGAAATAGAATTAATCAATATAAATATAGAATGGAAAAAAAAGATGGCATCTTACTCCCATCCTCTTACAATAGAGGAAGAGTTAGATTCTGTCGCATTGAAAGATTTGAAAAGAGAAATATATGTATCAACTCATATAGATAAATATTATCCTTTTTTATTTAATAATAACGAAAAGGATGTTTGTACAAATTATTTACAAATGTTAGAATGGACTTGGAATTATTACAATGGTATATGTAAGAATAATTATATGTGTTATGAATTTCATTGTGGGCCATTATTTAGTTCATTACAAAAATATATTCCATGTTTTAATGAAGAATTAGTAAATCATGACAAAACACAATTACCTATGTCTATTACTCAATTATTATTTGTATTGCCATATGATGATTATCATTTAATTCCAACAAATGATGTCAAAAAATTAAATAAATTAGTCAATAAAGAGATAAATTTGATAGATACAAATTTTCCAATTCATTTTGATTTTTGTAAATTTTTTTGGGAAGGTTATGTTGATTTTAATTATATTGACTTAAAAAGACTTGATAAAACAGTAAATAAATGGAATCTGTAAAAGAAAAGAACAATAAAAATGATAGTATAAATAATCCAAATATTGAAACAAGAGATGATTTAAAAAACTTTTTGAAATCAACTACAATAGAAACAACATTCATTAAATTTGGAGCATCTTGGTGTAAGCCATGTCATGCGATTGCCCCAACAATTCAATCTTTAAATGAACAAGTAAAAAAGGCAAAAATTAATATTAATTATATTGATTTAGATGTTGACCAATGTAGTGATTTATATGCTTTTATGAGAACAAAAAAAATGGTAAGAGGTATTCCAGTTATTATGTCTTACAAAAAATCGCAATACAGTGACAATACATTTTATGTTCCTACTGATTCTATAACAGGAGCATCTACAACGGATGTCGTAAATTTTTACAAGAGAAATATATCATAATATCTTAATATGGTTATAGAAAGAAAAGAATCAAATGATTTAACATTTGAAGATATGATGAATTTGTACGATATTAGAGCACCATTAACATTAGATAAATTAAAAGTAGCAAAAAAGAAATTATTACTTCTTCATCCAGATAAAAATAAAGTTGATACTACAACTCATTATATGCATTTTAGAGGAATTTATGAAAAACTTCTTAAGATATATTCTTACATACATCATGAAACAAATGAAGATAATTTAAAAAAACACGTTGATATAGATATATCTTTCAAAACATTTATTGAAAAAAATAATATAGATCCAGTAAAAAATAAAGAGAAATATCTAAAACATTTCAATGAAATGTTTGAAAACATATATTTAAAGGATGATGAAGGGCATGAACAATGGTTGAAATCGGCAGAAGTGTATGATAAAGATGATCTAGAAGGATCTCGTAAGAAATTAATCGAAAAAAACGCATTAATAAAAATAGAAATAGAAGGAACTTCTTTTTCTGAAATAAATAAATACTCTGATGTAAAAGATGCTCATACCAATAGTATTATTGGATTAGATCAAGAAAAATTATATAATGAACGTCCTAAATTCAAAACAATAGATGAATATCAGAGACATCGACAAGCAACAAGAGGTGATCTTCTTGGAGAAAAGGAATCTTTGAAGAAATTAGAACAAGAAGAGATGAAACAAAATATGAAGGCAATTGATTTATCATATAAATATATGAAGGAAGAGGAAAAAATGAATATGAAAAAAAATGATTATGTCTCTAAATATTTATTATTGTCCTAATATTTTATTGTATTGTATATATAATGAATTATATGATATTAGTATATCTAATTATATTTGTCTTGTTTTGTGTATTGATGTACAAATATTATAAAAAGAAATATGATAATACTGTAGTTGAATTCAAAAAAGAAAATGTAGATATTGATGTTTATTTCTTTTCTGAGTTATACTTAAAAAATTCAAAGAATAGAAAATTATGGGTTCATATACCATTTGAAAAAAATAGTAGAGAATGGGAAAGTTTTGGATCAAGAACAAGTCATAAATTAAATTTAGCATACATGACACTGTGCATCAAATCTATTATTGATTGGTGTGGACAGACGTATGATATTATTATTTATGATGATACA